AGACCCTAGAATTGGAAGAAGACGAATTGCTCCGCACGCCTCGGGCGGTGGATTCCATGTACGTCGTACTTAGAAAGATACCCGTATGAATATGAACGATATGCCAGTGACCACCGACGTGGCCGCACAGGAGCAGATGGATGACACCGAACTGGAGGCGATCATCGGGCAAGACCTGACCGACGCCGTCAGCTACATCGATTCCGACATCTCGCCTATTCGGGCAATGGGTACGGCCTACTACCGTGGCGACCCATTCGGGAACGAGGAAGATGGGCGCTCCCAGGTGGTTGCGATGGAGGTGCGCGACACCGTCAGCGCCATGATGCCCAGCCTAATGCGGGTATTTTTCTCAAGCGAAAACACCGTCGAGTACGTCCCCGAGACACCGGCAGACGTGGAACACGCCAAGCAGGCCACCGACTACGCGAATTTCGTGTTCAACCGTGACAACAACGGTTTTATGACTACCTACGCCATCTTCAAGGACAGCCTGGTCCGGAAGTGCGGCATTGCGAAATTCTGGTGGGAGGACTCCGAGAAGGTGGAGATTACCGACTTCAGCGGCCTGGATGACCAGACCCTGCAAATACTGATGCAGGAGCAGGCCGAGGTCAAGATTGTGGTGTCATACCCTGATCCAGACGCGCCTCCGATGCAGCCAATGCTGGACCCAATGTCGGGTCAGATGGTTGCGCCTCCGACTCCCATGCTGCACGACGTGCAGATCAAGCGCGTCACCAAGGACGGGCGCATCAAGATCATGGCAGTGCCTCCCGAGGAACTGCTGATTGACCGCCGAGCACGATCCTTTGATGACTGCAGCCTGATAGCGCATCGGAAGATGGCGACTGTCGCCGAACTGGTGGCGATGGGCTACGACGAGGATGAGGTACTGGACAACGTCACCGCGTCAGACCTGGACGATAACGAGGAATACCTGGCGCGCCAGCCGCTGGCAACCGCCATCGGACAGACCGACAGCGCCAATCCTATGCAGCGGCGCGTCCTGTACATCGAAGCCTATGAGCGCATCGACTACGACGGCGACGGCATCCCAGAACTGCGCAAAATCTGCTGCATGGGTTCCAGCTACAAGGTGGTGCGTAACCTACCCGCGTCCTACATCCCGTTCGTTGACTTCCCCTGCGACCCCGAGCCACACACCAGCCCCATTGAGGCAATGTCAATTTTCGACATCACGCACGATATCCAGGAAATCAAGTCAGAGATCCTACGCAACACGCTGGACTCCTTGGCGCAGTCCATCCACCCCCGCACTGCGGTGGTCGAGGGCCAGGTCAACATGGATGACGTGCTGAACAACGAAACCGGCGCGATTATTCGTATGCGCGCGCCTGGCATGGTGCAGCCATTCTCCAGCCCGTTTGTCGGGCAGGCCGCGTTCCCCATGCTGGACTACATCGATCAGATCAAGGAAGACCGTACCGGCATGAGCAAGGCCGCGATGGGACTGAACGCCGACGCATTGCAGTCCAGCACCAAGGCGGCGGTGGCCGCCACTATCAGCGCGTCCCAGGGCCGCATTGAACTCACAGCGCGGATGATGGCCGAGGGCATGAAGAAGTTGTTCAAGGGCATTCTGTTTCTGATGGTGACCCACCAGGACAAGCCTCGCATGATCCGACTGCGCGACAAGTTTGTGGAGATTGATCCCCGAGCCTGGAACGCCAACATGGACGTGAGCATCAACATCGGCCTGGGTAATGGCGACACAAACGAGCGCCTACAGGCTCTGATGATGATTAGCGCCAAGCAGCAGGAGGCGCTGACGCAACTAGGCGCTCAGAACCCTCTGGTGACGCCATCTATGTACGCCAGCACTCTGCGCAAGATCGTGGAACTCAGCGGGTTCAAGGACTCCAGTCAGTTCTTTAACGACATCCCAGCCGACTACCAGCCGCCTGCACCACCACCAGAGAAACCAACCCCAGAACAGGTGCTGGCCGAGGTCCAAGCGAAGTCCATCGAGGCCGACATCCAGAAGAAAGCTGCCGAGTTAGAACTCAAGCGTGACCAGATGATCCGCGACGATGACTTCCGACGCGACCAACTGGCGCAGGATGGACTACTAAAGAAATACGAAATTGAGTTAAAGTACAACGCACAGATTAGCAACGCTGAGATTCAAGCTGCAACCAGCATGAATCGAGAGGCAACCATCAACCAACCTGGAATGGCATGACAGATCAAGTAATTCGCGCTGGCCGCAAGGCGCAGGAACTCTTAGAGAATGAGACGTTCAACATGGCACTGACCAAAGTTGAAAACGATCAACTCTGGGTTTTTAAGAGCAGCAAACCCGAAGAGACAGCAAAACGTGAGATGGCCTGGTCCATGATTAAGGCGATAGACAGCCTCAAGATTGAACTCACCAAGACCATCGACAACGCAAAGGTGGCGCAGCGTGCGGCAGAACGGGTTAACAAATGACACAATCACTCAATATGGACGCAGCAGTCCAGGCACTCACGGCGATACTTCCGGAAGACGGAGAAAAGTTACCCGACGAGGCGTTAACTGAGGAAACTCAGGCGGCGGTGGATGAGGAATTGTCCGGTGATGCAGACGCATCGGATGATGAAACACCTACCGAACAGTCAGAGGAAGATGAGGAATCAGAGGAGAGCGAAGAGCCGCAGACTTTCACCGTCAAAGTAGATGGCAAGGAAGTTACTGTAACGCTTGACGAACTCCAGCAAGGTTACTCAAGAACCCAAGACTACACGCGGAAGACCCAGCAGATTGCCGAGGTGCGCAAGCAAGTAGAGCAAGAGAGCCAGGCCATCCGCGCCGAGCGTGCGCAATACGCGCAGTTGTTAGGACAGTTGGAGCAGCAAGTTCAGCAGGCGGCAGAGCCTCAGATCGATTGGGACCGCCTCTATCAAGAGGATCCCATAGAGTGGGTGAGACAAAAAGAGTTAGTGCGTGAGCACCAGACCAAGTACGCGGCTATTCAGAGCGAACAGCAGCGGCTTGCAGAAATCTCCCGCCAGGAACAGGCGCAGTCTATGCAGGCATTTCTTGCTCAAGAGCAGGAAAGATTGATGGAAGTCCTACCCGAGTGGAAGGACCCAGCAAAGGCCAAGGCAGAGAAAGCGCTACTCATTGAATTCGGGCAGAAAGCTGGATTCGAGCCTGATGAACTGAAGAACATTTTTGACCACCGCGTCGTGAACGTGCTGCGTAAAGCGGCACTGTACGAACAGATGATGTCCAAGCGGGGCAACATCAAGCCGGTGACCAACAATGGACCAAGACCAGCCAAGCCAGGTGCAGCAGGTCGAGTCTCTACGACAAGCGAGTCAACGCGCGCAAAACAACGTCTTGCAAAAACTGGCCGCGTCCAAGACGCGGTCTCCGCAATTGAACTTTTATTGAAGTGAGAACACCATGAGTATCGTAACTAACACTTTCACGACCTTTGACGCCAAAGGTATTCGGGAGGACCTCTCGAATATCATAACTAATATTGCACCGGAAGAAACACCGTACATGAGCAATATCGGGCGTGAGTCAATCAGCAATTCGCTGTTTGAGTATCAGACCGACACGCTGGCAGCCGCCGCAGCTAACAAGCAGATTGAGGGTGACGATGTCGCATCTTTTGACGCTGTTACCGCAACTGTTCGCCTGCAAAACTACGCTCAGATTTCGCGCAAGACCATCATCTTGTCCGCGACTGAAGAGGTGGTTAACAAGGCTGGCCGTCGCAGCGAACTGGCTTACCAGATCGCCAAGCGCAGCGCCGAACTGAAGCGCGACCAAGAGTTCACCATGCTGAACAACGCGGTGGCCGCAGCCGGTAGCACCAGCACCGCACGCGGTACTGCATCCCTGGGCGCTTTCTTGAAGACCAACATCGACAAGGCAAGCGACGGCACTAACCCATCGTACACAACCCTGCCTAGCAGCGCCCGTACTGATGGAACCGTCCGCACCTTCACTGAGACCATTCTCAAGAATGTGATTCAGCAAGTGTGGACTGCTGGCGGCGCTCCTAAGATCCTGATGACCGGCCCTGTTAACAAGCAGCGCGTCAGCGGTTTCTCTGGTATCGCTTCCAGCCGTTTCAACATCAATGGCGGTGAGAAACCTGCAACTTTAATTGGCGCCGTGGATCTTTACGTCAGCGATTTCGGAACCGTGGCCGTGGTAGCCAACAGGTTCCAACGTGAGCGTGACGCTTGGGTACTCGATCCTGAGTACGCAAAGATGACTGTGCTGCGTCCTTACCAGCAAATTGAACTCGCTAAGACCGGCGACGCTGAGAAGCGTATGTTGTTGGTTGAGTGGGGTCATAAGGTGCTGGCTGAGAACGCCCACGGCCTAGCTGCTGACCTGATTACTTCGTAATCAACCTAAAGGGATCAGGGAAACCTGGTCCCTTTTTTAACGCATGAACAATCAAGTATTTGACGAAAACAAAGAAGCGGGTATCACCCGCTTTTGGCATTACAACGATGAAACTGGCCAGGCAACAATTCAGACTCAGCAGGATGTCACAGCAGTTGTTGAAGCAAACAAGGCAGATTTCAACCGAGTAGATGAGCGTGCAAACTGGAGTGGCGAGTGGCATCACGTTGCCAGCATTCCAGAGGGCGTCTACTACAAACTCAAGGCCGAGGGCAAGCTGGACGATCAGGCGTACATGAAACGCTGGCTCAATGACCCCGACAACAGATTTTTTAGAACGAGACCTGGACAAGTATGAACAACTACATTGCAGTCTGCACCCCAGCCCGTGACATGGTTCACGCCAATTTCACCTACTGCCTGGTGAATATGGTTTGCTACCACACGCTGAACACGACAGATGCAGTGTCTCTCAAGATCATGCAGGGTACGCTGATACAGAACCAGCGTGCTGACCTAGCGCTGGATGCGATGCGTGAAGGCTGCACGCATATCCTGTTCATCGACTCAGATATGACGTTCCCGCAGGACATGGTAGAGCGCTTGATTGCACACGACCTGGACATCGTGGCAACCAACTGCGCCAGACGTAGAATTCCAACAGGCCCGACTGCCCAGAAATACGGGCCAGATGGCGAGCGCGAATTGGTCTACACCATGCCAGAGTCAACCGGCATTGAGGAAGTCGGCAGCATCGGAATGGGCGTGATGCTCATCAAGCGCAACGTCTTTGAGAAGCTGACAGAACCCTGGTTTGAGACTCCCTGGCGTACCGACAAGCGCGGCTATATCGGAGAGGACATTTTCTTCTGCCGAAAGGCGCAGGCGGCAGGGTATAAAATCTACATAGACCACGACGTGAGTAAAGAGATCGGCCATATTGGGACTTTTGAATTCAAGCACGATCACACCTGGATGATGCGCGACATCGAGAAGGAAAAGGCAGAGCATGGCACTTAGCACCTACGCTGAACTGAAAGCCTCGGTGGCCGATTGGCTCAACCGTAGCGATCTCACGTCTGCCATCACCGACTTTGTTTCTCTCGCTGAGTCCCAGATGGAGCGCGATCTGCGCACCAGGCAGATGATTGTCAGGGCCAATGCCACCGTCAACACCGAGTACAGCGCACTGCCTGATGACTACCTAGAGGCTAAATCGTTCAAGCTGACCGGAACAAACCCCATCACTCCCCTGGTATTCCAAAGCATCAATGCACTGGATGACTTGCAAGTCAGCTACAGCGCCAGCGGCCAGCCGAAGTATTTTTGCGTGATCGGTGGACAGATCCGCGTCCTGCCGATGCCTGATACGTCCTACGTTTCTGAGTTGATTTACTACGCGAAACTCACCAAGCTGTCCACGTCGAACACGACCAACTGGCTGCTGACCATGTCTCCCGACGTTTATCTTTACGGCTCACTGCTCCAGGCCGCGCCATACCTACAAGATGATGCGAGAATCCAGGTATGGGCTGGGCTGTATCAGAAGGGCATCGACGCACTCAACCTGGCTGATGAGCGCGGCTCCATGACGGGCGGCGCTTTGATGGCAAGAGCAAGGACATTTGGATGATAGTGACCACTACAAAGGGTGAGATGGATGACTCGCTGCTGGAAAAGCGTGAGGGATCTGATGAGACCGACAACGAAACAATTTCGTTCATCGAGTATTGGTTAAATGGTGAAATGGTGCATCGGTCTGTTCACGTTACGCTCAAGCGCAATGTGTTCAGCGAGGGCATAACTCAAATGATTGGATAAGACATGGCAAACACGCAAGCAATGTGTACATCGTTCAAGGTTGACTTGCTCAACGCCGTACACGCATTTAACGGGACCGGAGTGCCTGCGCACACTGCATCCACCGCCGACACGTTCAAGGCTGCCCTGTACCTGGCAAGCGCCACTGTAAACGCCTCAACGACGGCCTACAGCGCAACCAATGAGGTGTCTGGAACTGGCTACACCGCTGGTGGCGTAACGGTCACCTTTGGCACTGCGCCGTCATCGACAAGCACCACGGCGTTCCTGACGCCAAGCGCGTCCATTACTTTTAGCAATGTCACGCTGGCTACAGCGTTTGATGCGGTCCTAATCTACAACTCGACTCAGAGCAACAAGGCGGTTAGCGTCCACACATTTGGATCGCAGACTGTAACTGCCGGTACATTCACTCTGACTATGCCAACCAACGACTCCAGCACCGGCCTGATCCGGTTGGCGTAACGAAGGAGCAGCGCCGTGGCTGCGTACGGTACAGGCTACTACGGCAAGGGCGTCTATGGAATAGGCAATGTTGTCATCTCTGGCAATGCCTCTACGCTTGCCATCGGGACTCTGCTTGCCAGTAGATCTATCCAGGAAGATGGGACGATTGGAACCGGCAATGTCGGCACTATAGGCATAACGTACTCAGTCGCTATCACAGGCAATGCATCCACGTCATCCATTGGAACTGTAGCGCAAAGCACTACAAAAGCAATCACAGGTAATGCTGCGACTCTGTCGGTTGGAAGCGTCACTCAGAGCGCGGCCATCATCCTGCCTAGTAACAGCGCGACACTCTCGCTAGGAACTGTCACCAGCAGCAGAAGTCTGGCCGCAACTGGCATAGCATCAACCGGATCTGTAGGAACTATTACTGGCGAGGTCATATCGTTCCAGGCCGTGACCGGAGTCAGCGGAACGGGATCAGTTGGAACTGTCAAAAATGTCATATCCATTGCGATAATAGGTAACAGTGCAACTGGTTCAGTTGGGACAATCTTGGGATTCGGGTGGGGCGCGATAGCGAACACGTCCGAGACTTGGACGCCGGTATCTGACACAAGTGAAACATGGACAGATATCTCCGATAATT